TGTTGTTCCTCATTATAGAGTTCTATTTCGGGTTCTTCTGGCTTATTCTTTGGCATCTGGAACATTCCCTGCCATCACGCTTTTAGCATAGTCTTCAGCACTTACTTCTTTTGGGGCTGTCTCCACCTTTCCGCCAGAAGTTCCTGCTAATTGTTTATTCGCCTCAAGCTTGTTCGCTTCCGCTTGGAGTTCTTGCCCCCTAAGTAGTTCTTTAGCAAACTCATCATTCTTCGCTTTAAGACTATCAAACTCAGAAATAGGCTCTTTATTGTCCGTAACGCTAGGAGTAGTTTTTTCTCCTGTTGCGTTACTCTCATTGGTTTTTTCATCGGTCATAGAATTATATCGTAACGTTCTTTATAAAAGTATCGCCAGAAGTAATGGGATGTAAGCTATACCAACGTGGGCTAATAGTATCACTAAAATAAAATATTGGGTTGTTTCTATTCTTGCTAGTCTTTCTTTTATTGTTTTCATTCTAATAACTCCACTTCTGCATCTTCTAGTGCATTGAGAAGGTCTTCATCATTCATAGGAATATTTTTCGACAGTGCCAGATTTAATCTATCTTCATATATACTAACTATACCAGTGTCACTTAATGCTGTGTCGAACTTTGCTAAGACAACAGTTCCGTCCTCAATATATTTTTCCAAATTATCGTCTGTCTCTTTTTTTACATTCGCCCACGATTGGTGCATGAGTGTTTTCTGTGCATTAAAGTCTGATATTAGTTGTTCCGCATGTTCTGGGTATGTCGTTGCTAATAATGCCAGTGTTCTTAAATTTCTTACTGCCTGATTATATCTAACCACATCCGCTCCGATTTGTCCTTTTTGTTGTTGCTCAATATCTCCCTGAATATTGCTCCAAATTCTAAACCCCGCCCCAGCAACTCCACCAATAACTCCACCAGCAACTCCACCAATCGCAGTCCCAATTCCTGGGACTACTGTAGTTCCTAATGCTCCACCTGCCTTTGCTCCTCCCCATGCACCAATCGCTGCATCTCTTGCGATTAGTTCTGGATCATTAAAAAATCCTGATGCAATTGCCTGACCAACATCCGTCCCAGTTTCTTGTCCTGTGATTGGGTCAATTTTTCCAATAGTTTGTAGTGTTTTTTGTAATTCTTCTTGCTGAAGTCTTTGTTTAACTGTTGTTGCTCCTGTGATTGGTGCCAATTCTTCCTGTCGTTTGGTAGCAATATTCTGTATCTCATCTCTTGGTAAGAAAAATGTCTTACCATTTTTTACTATTCCTGATGGTTTTCCTGTTTCCTCGTCGGTGATTACTTCGCCCTCTTTAAATGTTTTTTCCGTATCTGGCTCTGTGCATGTCTTTGCTATTTCATCCCACACCCAACCCTTCTCCTCACATTCTGCTTTTGCTGTCTTATCTGTTCCTTGCTGTTGCTTTAAATCTTCAGCTTCAGTTATTTGTTTCGTAAGTGATATAGGAGGAGTAAATATCATCATCTATTAACGCTAGGCGTAACCTCCGATGGTTGGATTTGAGTAGTGCCTGTATTAGCTGCTTGGTTTTCTTGGACTTTTGGGGCTAAACTTGGAGGTCTGTTAAACTTAACCTTCCTCGCCAGTTGATTCCAAATGGCTGCTTCCTCGTCTGACTGTTCCTTTCCGTAGGCTTGTTCGAATATTAGATGTCCGTTGATTCCTCCTACCTCGCTTGTTCCGTCTGAGGTTATCATGTTTCTAGGGATTCCGAAGGTTGCATATGCAAAATTCTCTCTTGATGCAATCCAATTCTGTCTGTCTTCGCTACTCTTTACTGGAAATGGCTCGAAATCCACTGTCTCGTCTGATACTCCAACCATATCCCCGTCCTCAATCGCCTTCTTAATTTGGGCGTTGGCTGTTAATATTTTTCCCTGATTATTAGTTTTATACTTGCATATCCCTATGGCTTTATCTCTGTGTTTGATAACTCGTTCATCTGCTTCGGCTTCTTGCCTAGCATCGATAGTCTTCCTTAATGCATCTATTTGGGACGTGCCGTGTATCTGGTCTCCTATTCTCTTATTACTGGTATGATACATATTATCAAACTTGATCTTCTTCCACTTCTTTCCATCCCAAACTACGTATCTCTTGATTCTTCCATTTTCTGAGACTATCCCTATTCTCTCTGCGGAGATTGGGATTAGGTTTAGAATTAAATCACCTGTCTTTGCTCTCACAATCTCCATAAATGCATCTCCCACAACTAGCTTCATCACTTCGTGGTTCCACATCAGCGTCTGAAATGTGTCGTTTCCTCGTCCAGAAAAATGCTCGAACTCTGCCTTTGTTCTTGGGTCATCATACTCTACCCCTCGACCAAAAGCCCACGTAGCCATTCCGTTTGCGGATGCGTTTACGATTGGGTCGTGTGCATAATATCCTAAGTTTTTTGTGGCTTCCGTAAAATAGTGTGTTGTTTCTCCGTTGTCGTTTTCTGCATCTAACGCCATCGCTTCCATGATAAAATTAGGAATGCCTGATAATCCTACTGTTGTTGCGTTGCCTAAGTTAAGTTCTGCCATTATTGTATTTGGAAAGGAACGTTTATTTGTAGTGTTGTGTCAAAGTCGTCCTCTATTATTTTCTTATCTGGGTCTTGGATATTGAGTATGTCTTCTCTGTTAGCTGGGTCTATTCCAAAGCCAACATTCTGTCCGCCTACACCAACTGAACCGCCCAATTCTACTAAGATTGTTACCCTTAACGTTTGTCCTGCTCCTATTGTTGTTGGGGTTGTTACGGGGATAAGTATGTTAAATGTTTTGCTTGGGGCTGTTCCTGTGGAACCAGGTATCCTTAGGTTTTCTTCTTGTGAACTTGCTGATGCGATTTCTGTCTCTGTTGTTCCGTCCCACTTTCTTATCTTTACTGTGATTGTTGTTTCGGCGTTTGAGGCGTTTGAGGTGTTTGCCCAAAGCCCCATTACCCCGATAACATTAACATCTCCCAGTATTATTCTTGAAGTGTTCATTTTACTATCAAAGTCCAAATCAATCACGGTTGTGTTTACGTCTCCGCTTCCAACCGCTACGGAGTAAGAAGTGCTTTTTGATTTGATTGTTTGTGAAGTCAAATAAGGGGCTTCGGTGGTTGTTTCTTTGTGTGTCGCTGCCCAGAATGTAGCTTTTCCAACTCCGTCTATAATATCTGTAAAGTTATAAACCGCCTGTATTTGTGAGGCTGTTGAGAACTTGTTAAGTTTTGGATCTAGCGGCATACTATAACCCCATCATTGTAACTATCTCTGAACTGTTGGCTTTTAGGTCTGCCAAAAATCCAGACCATATGCTGTCACAAATATTTAGTTTACTCTGTGAAGTTGCTAGCTGCCATGTGTTCTGGTTTTGATTGATTCCGTAGAATGCTGCTCTGTGTGATGCCACCGTCGCTAACCACTGTTTATAGGATGCTGTGATGTCTGAATAGTTGGCGACGAGTTCTGGGGTTGCTCCTAATTTCCCAAATGCTTTCTCCATGTCTGACTCTGCCATAAGTATCCATATATTTGTGTTAGCTTCTAAGACTTGTGCGGCGGATGCGTTTGCTCCTATTGCTAAAAGGACTTGTGCTGTTGTTGCCAGTGTTCCTTCGTCAGCCATTTTTAATCCTCGCTTTTTTCTCTTTCATATCTTTATAGTGTAGATGGTTGGATTTAAATCTTTGTATTTTACGCACCACGCCGCCCTGACTAGTCCTTCTGCAATATGGGTGTAATTCCCAAAAATTTTGAGGTGTCGTGTTCCTAAAGAGTCGTTTGAGTAGGCGTATTGAACACTCTTAAGAGACTGGAAGACATTAGGTTCATTGAGGAGTGATATCTTTCCTGTCTCCATTAGTCTCTTTAGGTTGGAGTAGAGGAGTGTCTTCTGCAGTTTCTTTCCTCTTCCGTCCTTGTCGATTATTTGTTTGGAGTTGTTGATTCCGATTGTTACGCTTCGGCAATCATTGTCCTTCTCCAGTAGCATATCAAGAACACCAACACCAATCCCTTCATCGTCTATAAAGACTTTAGAAAAATCATAGAGGAGATGAAGAGCCTCTATGTGATGGGTGGTGTCAGTGAGTTTGGTTTTTGTGGTGATTTGGTTTTCGATGTGGCTTAGGTGATCTCCCTGCATATTTATGATTTCGAAAGTGCTCTCATCCTCTCCCATACGTGCAATATCAACACCTAGATAATAGTCTCCTTTCTTGATATGGTTTGGTCTTGAGTTAGTCATGCAGGATTGTATCAGGTCATCATCAAACCACTGTCTCATATCATCCAAAAACATTCCCTCATACTCCTGCTGAAACTCCATCTCAGTC